GGGGCTACGGTCAAGTTTATTATGTATAACTATGCCGGTTCAGAAATAGTAAATGCCTCGGCCACGGTCAACAACACAGCCACGGGCGATGTGCAGTATGATTGGGAAGCAGCTGATACCGCTACGGCCGGATTTTATCAAGGCGAGTTTGAGGTAACTTATACAGACTCAACTATAGAAACTTTTCCAAACTACGGCTATATTGAAATTCAAATCAGCGAGGACTTGGCCTGATGTCACTTCGAGGAAATATTCGCTACTTTAGCCCGCGGGCTTCTGTTCGGGTAACTGATCCGGCAATTGAGCCTGTGTCGGTGGCCGACCTTAAAGCTCATATGAAAGAGACCGATGACACGCAGGATCGCTATATTGAAAATTTGATCAAGGAAGCCCGCGAACTTTTTGAGGACAAGACGAACATTGCCTTGATTTCACAAACTCGTAAGCTAGTTCTTGACTCTTGGAATGCTCCGCCTGACCCGTGGTGGGATGGCGTTAAGGAAATGGCGGTCACAGAACTACACGGTGGCCGCTTTCGTCATATAGACCTCCCTATCTACCCGATCATTTCCGTGGACTCTGTCACGGTTTATAACGAGGACAGTAACTCGACCGCCGTAACCATCGCCTCTACTTTCGACATCGACACGGACTCAGTTCCTTGCCGTATTTCCCTGCAGCACGGTGCAATCTGGCCAATTGCTACGCGGGCTAATAATGCGATTGAAATTGAATACACCTGTGGTTACGGTACAGGGGCCACGGATATTCCAACTCCGCTGACGCGGGCGGTCAAAGATATGGCTGCATATATGTACGACCAGCGAGGAAACGGTTGTACAGCAGCATCGGCCTATGTGAAGAGCGGAGCCCGCGAAATTGCTCGATCTTATATGCGGGTGCATTTGTAGGGGTATGGTTCATTGATTAAATTAATCAACCATATCGGAGGCCGCGATGGATAAATGCTGTGACATGCATGCGGGTATGCTTAAGCATCCTATCTATATTGAAAAGCGTACAGACTCTGCTGACGGTATGGGCGGCTATACTATAACGTGGGCCGGTGATCCGAGCGGGCCGGTGTATGCCCGCATTCAAAACCTTACAGGGTCTGAAAGATGGGAGGCAATGCGAACAATGTCCTCCAATCTTATCCGCATAACAATTAGATTTCGTGGCGATGCTAATGGAGCCCCGTATTGGTCAGCCGGAACGCATCGAGTAAAAATCCGCGGGCGCTATTATAATATCATTGCAATTCAGGATAAGAATTTTGAAAGCAAGTGGTTGGTTATGGACCTAGTGGAAGGAGAACCTTCATGATCAGTATTCGTTCCGATATAGAAACTCTTGATGAAGAAATTGCTGAACTGATTGATGAAGGAACTGCGGCCGTAGCCCGGACAATGAATTTTGTTGTGCGTTCTGGCTCTCAACGAATGAAGAATAAAATTAGGTCCGGACCTAAGACCGGTAGAGTTTACGGAGGCCACCAAGCTTCGGCGCCCGGTGAGTCGCCAGCAGACTGGTCGGGCTACCTTGCTTCTTCTATCCGACATACAGAAGTTACAGACAATATTTCCTCCGAAGCTGATATTACCATTGACGCAACATATGCAGATACATTGGAATATGGAGGCTTTAATGAGTCTGGTCGCTATGTTGAACCTCGGCCGTTTATTTACGGGTCTATTATGGAGGCCCTAGAGGCCGGGCGGGTGCAGTTTGACAAAGAGTTAAGGAAAATGCGATGAGTGCTTTTTTCACGCCAGTTCAACAGGCGGTATATACCCGCTTGACAAATGCGGTAAATTCTGCTACTACTTATGACGACGTTCCAGCATCGCCCGAAGGTACCCCATTGGCCGATTTTCCTTATGTCGTGATAGGTCAGGATTACGGAACCGATTGGGATACTGACGACACTCTTGGTGGAGAAATAACCATAGTTCTTCATATCTATTCCCGAGAAGAGGGGATGAAGGAGGTAAAGGAAATCATGGCCGAATGCTATGATGCCCTCCACAGACAAGCTTCAAACCTAGTTGCTACAGGCTTTCGCTTCGTTGATTGCCTACACGAATTTACCGACACCTTTACAGACGGTGACGGTAGAACTCGGCATGGAGTATGCCGATACAAAGTCACAGTCGAAAAGGAGTAAGAAATGGCTGGCTTTAATGGACGCGCGCTGACTATTGATTGGGATACCACAACCCTGGTCGGCGTAAGAACTCGTGGTTTTACTATCACGAATGACTATGTGGATGTTACCACGGATGATGACTCAGGCTGGCGGACACTGTTGGCCGATCCGGGGCTCCGTTCGGTCGAAGTCACGGCCAGTGGTATCACGTCAGACGAAGTTCTTATCAATGAGATGATGAAGGCTTCAATCGAGGGCGAACCGCTGGAAGTCGCACTTCCTACGGGCACGGCTTCAGGTATCACTACCCCCGGTACGCTGGGTGGCACATTCCTTGTTTCGTCTTACGAGCAAACTGGGGAACATGATGGCTCGGTTGAATTTTCGGCCACCTTTATGTCCGCTGGTGAAGTTACTTACACCGCCTCGTCGTAACGCATGAATAGGAGGAACCCATGCGAGAACTGGAAGCAACTCTTTCTGGAACGGAAATCAAGCTGGCCGCAACATTTAAGGCAGGGGTGGACCTTTCACAGAAGGTGGCTGACCCGCTTTATATCGCCCGTGAGGCCACGCTCGAGGTCTTGATGTCTGAACGTGGACTGCCTTATACTCCTAAGTGGATGTTTACTACGGAAAATATTCCTGTAATCATTCACATTGGAATGAAGGCCGCGGGCTCTAATAAGACACTGGAGCAAGTGCAAGAAATGGTATTTGACGAGGGCTTTCCTAATGCCCGCGCAATTGCTATGGAATACATTGGCCTGCTTGTCGGCCCTACGCCAGAGGAAGTTGATTCTAAAGAGGAAGGCAGCTCTGAGGGAAACTAACATGGGCTGCCTTCACCAAAACTGCCTATGGAACTGCTCGTGACTGGGGTATCCAGCCTAGTGAGTTTTGGCAACTTTCGCCCACTGAGTTTTGGTGGGAGTTTGATGCTAAGATGAAAGTGCAAAAGCGTATCACTAAACGTAAAGATGGGTTTTCGGAGGCGGAATGGGTGGCAGCCCGCAAGACTCACTCAGAGAAGATGAAAGCAAAAGATGGCTGATATTAGACGTAAGGTAATACTTGAAGGCGATGCCTCAAGTCTGGTAGCTGCTGGTAATCAAGCTACTGGAATACTGGATCAATTCGGCCGCCAAATGCGCTCTGTAACAGGGCTGGCCGGGCAACATGATCAAGCTAATAAACGCCTTGCACAGTCTGTAGAGAAAGTTCGTAGGACAGTTGATGCTAATTACGCCTCTCAAAAACGCTATGAGTCAACTCATAGGACACTTAAGAATGCTCTAGCCCAGGGTTCCATTCAACTGGAGGAATATAATAGGCTACTTGCGGCCTCAAAACAACATTATAATATTGCCGAAAATGCTGCCCACGGTATGAACCGGGCCATGCGAGCTAGTCGTTTCCACACGGCCAACCTTGCGGCACAGTTCTTTGACGTAGGTGTTATGATGAGCTCTGGCCAAAATCCTTTTATTATGGGGATTCAACAGGGTTCGCAATTCTCGCAAGTTATGCAAACTATGGGTGGCACTGCTCGGCAACAACTAGGTGCTTTGGGCAGAGCCTTTATGCAACTTGTTAACCCAGTTACGGCCCTGAGTGTCGGGCTTGTGGCCGGTGTAGGTTTTTTATATCAATGGATTACTGCATCAGATGATGCGGAAGAAGAAACAAGAGAGTTGGCCGACGCGTATAGCACGCTGGCCGACCAAATTGCACGGGCCGAGGGTGAAATTTCTCGAGTCGGCGGCGGATTTAGCACCACAGAACAGGCTCAGCTTAATAGAGAAATTCTTGACCTGACTATGAAGCGCAATGATTATTTGCGCAAAATTGCTACATTAGAAGAAGAAGGTGTTGGACGCGCTGCAGGCGCATTGCGAGTTTATAGAGAACAAGTTGCTCTGCTGGACGAAGAACTTAATAAAAAGACTGAGCGACTAAATCGTTCAAAAGAGATTTTTGCCCTTGAAGAACTTATAACTAATGCGGCAAAAGCCATTGACAATGCTGAAGATAGCACTAATCAAAAGCGTCGGGAAGCGGTTCAACAGAGTCAGGAAATCTGGAACCAGACTAAAGGCATAGCCGGAACATTACAAAACCAAGTGCTGATTTACATGGCACAAATGGAGCAGGCCGGACGCGCCTTTCAAATTGAAATTGAGGCATCGAAAGACGGTGTAATTACCCTCGGTGAGCGGTTGGCCACGGCAAAATCTATTATGGATGCAATGGCCGCGTCAGATATTGCATCGCCCATCGCCGCTGCAGCTGGCGCCGCATCCACTCTAATGGCCAATCTTGCCGCAGCTCTTGGCTACAAAAATGCTTTGGGCGGAGGCTATGATGACTCGGCCCGCGCAACCGAGAATATTATGGGCGGGATGAAACAACAATCTGGTCCGCGAAGAGGAAGTGGCAGAGCTTTGCCTCAAGTCACGGCCAATGTTCCTGGCAGTCTTGGTGCGGCTTATCAATCCTCATTGCCTAGTGGAGGCGGAGGTGGAGGTGGCGGAGGCGGTGCCGAAGACCCACTCGTGGCCGAAATTGAACGCCTGCAAGAGTCCTTAATGACTCAAGTAGAACTTGAGCGACAAAATTACGAAGAACGCCAAGGGATGTTAGAAGAGGCACTGGAAAAGAAACTTATTACACAGCAAGAATACGCTGACCTAATGCAAAAGGTTCAGAAAGAACATGCTGATCGTATGATCGACCTTGATCAGTGGCAGTATATGTCGGGCTTGGAGCAGGCCGAAGCATTTTTCGGTGAAATGGCCACGGCACTTGCATCAGGCAACGAAGAAATGATGCGAATTAGTAAAATTTTCGGGGCCGCCGAAGCACTGATTAACGCTTGGCGAACCTTCTCACAAACGATGGCCGATCCTAAGCTGCCTTGGTTCATGAAACTACCAACTGCAATTTCACTTCTTGGCTCGGCTATGCAGGCTGTTCAGGCCATTAAAGGTGCTGGGAAAGGTGGAGCCGGAAAGACTACTGCAACGGGCGGAGGTGTTAGTGGCCCGACAGATGCAGGTCCTGTTGCATCTTCTGACACTCAACCACAGGTAAGTAGGACACTTACTCTCATCGGAGACCGCTTTAATCGGGCACAGGCTGAAGAAATCGCCCGCTTTATGAACGATGGCACTGATGACGGGCTTGTTATTCGAGGTAGAACATGACCATAGAAACAGAAGCGGGCTATACTTGGACTAACGGAAAACATGCTCGAATTTTGCACGATAAAAATCGCCAGCAATTTTATGCTGTAGATGCTGCAGATGAGGTCTCAGGCTATCCGGGAACAGCTCTTAACAGCGGGGATACCGTAGACCGCTGGCGGCCTTTTTCTAATCAAGTAACCTCACCAACTGACTTAAGTGATACTGCCGAGTGGACTACTTCAAATCTTACTGTAGGCTCGGATGGACAAACGCTAGATGATGGAACGGCTTCATCAACCACACACTATGTTGAACAAGAATTTACATTCACCGCTGAAGAATGGGTAGTAGGTGTGAGGGCCGAGCGGCAATCTGCGGCGGGCGTCCGTATCGAGTGCAATGATGGCACGGATGATTTTGTAGTCGAAGTTGATTTTAGCGATATGACTACTGGCAACGATGGCACCACGGTTACGGAAGATTCAGTTACAAGACTTAGTAATGAACTGTACGAAATCAAATTGGTATTTACTCCGGCCGCCGCGACAGGCCATATCCGCATCTATACCACAGATGGTTCTACAGAAACTTATACCGGAGCCAATAATACGGTTAAGATAACGCGAGTAGCCGCGCACGTAAGTGAAAGCACAATTGCATTGCTGGGCTACGGGGCTACAAGTTGCACACTCATGGCCATTGCCGCCCATAATATAGGGTCGGGCGGGCAAGGTGAAATTGCTTTCAGCCATGACAGCAATGATGATGGAAGCTATACTCTTATCCAGACCATTAACGGCATTGAGAATGATAGCCCGCTTATGCTATTCTTTGATGCTGTTTCTTCAAAAAACTGGCAATTGACTGTCTCACGCACGGTGTTACCTGAAATAGGTGTATTGCGTGTAGGAACTCCGCTGACGATGGAGCGGTCATTTTACTCTAATTATTCGCCAACTCGTATGGCCCGACGCACCGAGACTTTGGGAAATCTTTCCGGCAGCGGCGGGCTACTCGGCAGATCAAAACAACGTACGGTTTTGACCGGATCATATTCATGGTCTAACTTGACTTATGATTGGGTTAGGAGTAATATTGACACACCCGATGGACTTATTCAGGCTGCAGAAGATGAGCCTATATTCATTGCTTGGAGGCCGGAACTGACTGAAGATGTTGATTATGTAATGCAGCCTACTATCTCTCAGACTCCCTCGACGGCCGGAGTCCGCGATCTGATGACAATGGCAATATCCGGGGAGGTGCTCGCTTATGAGTGAGACCGATCTGGATCGTGAGCCCGTAGAACTGGTTCAAATCCAATTGCCCCGCTGCGCCAATGTTTATGGCTGCGGAACCTGCAAAGCTGGCTTGGGCAATGTTGCGGATACGGAGCTTGCTACAAGTTTTGTTTCTACGGGCGAAAACAATCAATGGTGCTCTGTGGCAGTCCTTAACGGAAGCCGAAGCCGCGTTGTTGGCGGGATGAGATTTACTGCATCTGGTGCGATGCTTATTCGAACTGCAGTGCAGTCTGCCGCAAATGGATACGCGGGCGACGACTACAGATTTGTGACCATTGATCTTACCACTCGCTCGGACAATGTAGATTTCACGGGCAGTGGGACGCGCCTGCTTTATGGCAGCACTGCAGATGATACGTTAGACCTTGATCAACTGGTCAATCCAAAGCAAGCCGAAAATTGGCGCGTGAAAGACCTGTCAAATGTGCCAATTAATACAAGGCTGCAGCTTGTATTCGATATGTCGGAGGCCGCCGACTACGCCTCGACTTATCTGGGCGAGGATATCATCCGGCTAAGGTTCGATCCGAATGTTAATGATACTTCTATCGTGATAGACATTCACTCTATCACGGTTAGCGATGAGAGCCTGTATGAAAACAGGGGCAGTGAGTGTTATAATACGCGGGCCACCTGCCAAGACCCGGACAATTATCGCGATGAGCCTGACAGAAGTTTAGAGGCCACTCTTACACTCGCGGCAGGCGATACAATTGACAGCGGCGACTTGACCAGAACAAATCACATATTTGTTGCGGCCAACATAACCTATGCCACAGAACCTGATGGCGTCATTTGGGAACAAGGCGGGGCTGCGACCGACGGAGCTTTTTTGGGCGTTACATCCGGCAATCTGATTTTTAGAGCCGGTGCGAGTGATGTGGCCAGCGGCGCTAATACTGGCAAAATCAGCATTGATGCGTCGGATCAAGCTGGCCGCACAGACACGCTGTATGGTGAGATTGAGTTCGTGGCCAGCGGAACTTGCACCATCAGGTTATGGAGGCTTTGTCCGTGTAGCCTAAACTTGGTTCTCCTCGGGGAAGATACTTGGACCGACACCTCCGGCTCTTGGGCCGGGTCTGGCGGTGGTGCTGTAGGAGAGGCAAATGTTGCTGTGCCCACGGGCGAAAGCTCTGCAGATTGGAATGGCAGCATTGACGCTGTTTATATCTATGACGAACAGCTGGCATTGATTTTTGATGATGACGAATTTTATACTACATTGACTTTAGGCCACGGACATGGAGGCGAGCCTACGGATGAAATATATATTCTGCCCTGCCTGCAAAATCTAAGTACGCTCGGTAGCCGAATAAACATTGCAGGCTCTGACGATAACTATGAGCCGTTAGGCCGCCGGGCCTCCGTCGATTTTAGCTGTACTGATTTTACTCATAGTGATATTGGGCAAGACCCTTACCTGCAAGATAGATTGATCAATCCAAAAGAGCAATCTACATTTTGGCGCAAGTGGCTTGTGAGACAGAAGTTTGGTAAGGTAAATGCGTTCGTAAAGGTGCTTGATGGCTATGCCGGGCAACCTCTTTCTCAATATCTGGAAAGAGAATATCTGCTAGACATGGCTCAATATAATGAAGATGGAATAGGGTTTAGAGCCCGCGATACGCTTTCATTAACTGAATTTCGTAAAGCACAAGTTCCGGAAACATCTACCGGCTTGCTCAATCGTGACTTGCCTGCGGATCAGCTATTTTTCTTCATCACGGGCGACGCTACTATAGACTATCCTGAGTCTGGCACAGTTCGCATTAATGATGAGATCATTCAATACTATACGCGGACTTATAGCGCAAGCACAGACCGGACGACTTTTGGCATTCTTAATGCTAGTTTTCGCGGGACCGACGGTTCTACTGCAGCCGAACATGAAACGAATGATCTTGTTCAGCTTTGTCGCCGATATACTGCTGCCCGCGTTGATGCAGTTCTGCTGGAGCTACTCGTTGACGACGCACAAATTCCTGCTCAGCAGGTTGCTGTTGCAGACATTGAGAATGAGACTGACCTTTATCTGAGCGCTTACAAATTGACGACCCTGATTACGGAGCCCACTTCCGTCAGCAAGCTTATCGGTAAGCTGTCCGAGGAATGCGGCTTCTATGTTTGGTGGGATGAGCGGGCTCAAAAGGTAAAAATGCAGGCTATCCGGGCGGTCAACGTTGATGAGGATGTTTCGGCCAATTGGACTTACGAGGACAATATAATTGGTGGCACACTAAAGGCTGAAGAAAAGCCAAAGCAGCGGTTGAATGTGATTGACTTCTATTACAATCCTCTTGATTTCACCGGGCCACTTGACAAGGCTACCAATTTCAAGAACGGTATTCAGGTCATCAACGGCACGTCATCGTTGCCTGAGCAATATGGCAACTATGTGCAGTCCCGAACTATCTTCAGCCAATGGTTGTCTACGGAGGCTGAGGCCAACCAGACATCATCGCGACTGGCCGTGAGATTTTCTGATGTGCCCACCTACCTCGAATTCATGGTGGATGCGAAGGATCGCGCGATCTGGACAGGCGATTTTGTTACGATTTCGCATCCGCTAATTATTGACGGAGATGGCAACAGGGATGAAGAGCGTAGATGGCTTGTAGTTGAGGCCGAAGAACTTGATCCCGGACATCTGGTGAAATACCGCGTGGCCGACATTACTCTTGATGGCACTATCTTTATAATTACGGAAGACGGAATCGGAAACTATACAGCGGCTCTATTCGCCGCAGGTAATGCCTTCATTACTGACAATGATGGGCTAAACAGTGATGGAACAGAAGGAGCGAGGTTGGCATAATGGCCGTTTCATGGACAACTATCACAAACGCACAGGTGGCCGCTGGGGCCCCCTTGACCACTTCCCTAGTCACGGCGCTGCGGGACAATCCTGAAGGTATTGCTCAACGGGCGAGCGGGGCGCTGAAAGCATTTAACGTGCCTTACAACTATCAAGAATTCACCTCGCCTTCTGGGACGTGGACTAAGCCGACTGACGCAGAGACCGGGGATGAAGTCTTTGTAGAGATTTGCGCGGGCGGAGAGGCTGGGGATGGGGCCAATGGCGGAGGCGCGGGCGGCAGTGGACTGATTGCCCGATTTGACATTGATGATCTAGGCGCAACTGAGGCTGTGGTTGTTGGGGTCGGTGGGGCTAGCGGCGGGGCCAACGGAGGCGACAGCTCTTTTGGCACGGCGCCTAGCGATGTTTATAGAGCGGCTGCGGGCGGTGCGGGCTTAAACGGTGGCGATCCTGCTATCCAGATCGGTTATGCAACCGATATTACTGCTTCAGCAGGCAGCGGTATTCAGGTTCATGGAGGCCGCGGAGATACGGGCGGCGTCTCCAACGTTCCAGTTGCCGACCAAAATACTATCTATGGCGGCGGTGGCGGCGGAGGCCGCGCGAATAATCAAGGCGGTGGCAATTCTGCTTACCATGGCCGGGGTGGGCGCGGAAACAATGCTGGCAACGGCATAAGTGGAGAATTTCCCGGCGGTGGCGGCGGTTCTGGGTCAACTGGCGACGGATCAGGCGGTGATGGCATTGTCCGGGTCTACTGCATCAAGAGGAACTAATCATGGCTGATGATGATATTGCAGTAATTGAATACAAGCGTGGGATTGCCGTAGACCGCCAAGGTTATTTTGTGGCCGCTTTCGAATGGCCCGCAAATGGCCCTCGGCCTAGGCTCAATCCAAAAGGGACGCTGGAGAAGGATAAGCTGATATGGCTTACTTTGCCTGAAGCGTTGGCCGATCCCCAGCCCAATGGTAAGTGGGACGCGGACAATCTTGTCTGGCTTTTGCCCGACACTCCGGCCTATGAAGTTTTGCAACGCCCAGATAAGCCCAATTTCTGGACTTTGCAGGGATCGAAAAATGTCTGGCCAGAAAAGTTGCCAGACCTGCCCAGTGGACGTAAGTGGATACTAACGCCTCCGCCTCAAACAAGATCGCAAAGGCCGGTTTGGTCTGATTCAGCGGGCGAATGGAAACTTCCTCAACGCCGCATGATTGTTGATGCAGAAGGCTTTTGTATCAATCTGCTAGGAACGATGGAAGATGACGCAGACTTGCCAATTCCAGCTGGCGGCCGGGCAGTCGATCCTGAGGCCATTACGGTCTCAGATGAACTGGAAAATGAGCGACCGCTGCAAAGAGGGGATAAGCTTAATCCAGACAACACCGTAGCCGAGGCCCGCAAACCTCGTTACGGCAAAGTTCCAGTTCGGCTTATCAAACGCATTCTTACCAACAGAGGCATTCTTGCTGACTTTGAAACATTTCTGCAGGGCAAGGGATTTGAAGTCTCGGACTTTGACCAATTGCAAGTTGTTGGGTTGAACAACAAGCTGCTGCGAGAGTTCGTGGTCGCCCAAGGTTTTACGCTGCAACAGGCTTACAATCTCGTCCAGCGGGCGGCCGAAAATCTATTAGAACAAGAACGGCAGAAATTGCAAGAAATGGCAGAAGAGGTCTAAGGTTATGCGTTCTAACCAAACGGGTTCAGACGGGTCACCTACAATTCGCTATCAAATGATGGCGATAGCCCGTGACGTGCTTACCATCAGCGCGGTGCTGTCTGTTGTTGGTTCGATTTTTTGGTTCATGTCTCGGCCTTATCTGACGCCGTTTCTTGAACTGCCAGAAAAGGTTGCCCAAATTCAGGCACAACTTGCGCCGCTGTCTGACCCAAAGATTGTAGAATTTAACGGTAATGGCAAAATTGCAAATCTTGTTCCTCGACAACGCGGTGAAGACGGTGGCCAAGGCCTGCCTATTTTTAAGCCGGGCGAAATTATGAGGGTGCTGTATAACCTGCGGCGCAACGCGGACTGCGCGACGCAGGTTGAAGTTACGTTCATAGACGTTAAGACCGGCTCAAAACTTACGACCGGGATTACTACTGCAACGCAGGCTCCAGTAACAAGTGACTTTACGTTCTTTATTCTGAATAGGGAAATCCCTAACAATTTGCCGGATGGAATCTACTCTTACTATCCGCGCATCATTCCTCTCAACTGCGGCATTTATCGCCCCTACAATGGTGTGATGTCCGATCTATTCGAGGTAAAAAGATCATGAACAGAAAAGAGTTCTTTGCCCAATTACGTCGTCGAGACAGCGGCGTATTTGGGACACGACTGACTCAAGGCCAAGTTGATGGAACTGAGGCTTTGCTTGATGTGATGGAGGGCTGGTCCCTGCCGCACGTGGCCCACGTTCTGGCCGAGGTGTATCATGAGACTGGCAGAGGTATGATGCCCGTCAAGGAAACAGTCTTTCCCGGTCATAAGGACAAAAACCCCTCGGACGCAGAAGTCATTCGGCGGCTAGACCGGGCGTGGGCCAGAGGCCAACTGACTTGGGTAAAAGAACCCTATTGGCGCGATGGCTGGTTTGGCCGGGGACAAATTCAGATAACTTGGGAAGACAACTACGTCAAGGCTTCGGCATTGACCGGAGTTGATCTCATTTCTCATCCTGAAAAAGCACTGGACCTGAAAATTTCGGCCAAAATTGCTGCTTACGGTTGTCAAGCCGGAATGTTTCGTGGGCGCAAGTTGAGTGACTATGACGGGCTTCCCTATCGTCATGCGGATGCCCGCAACATTGTTAATGGCGATGCACGAAAGGTCGGCCCTGAGATTGAACAAATCGCATTGGCCTTTGAAAAGGCGCTTAAAGCGGGCCAATGGGGGCTTATACGGCCCATACAACGGCCAAACCCAAGCCCGGCGGGTGGACGTGCGGATCGCGCTTTAACCGGGCGCTTGCCGTGGTGGAAACGTATCTTTGGAGGTAGAAGATGAAATACGAACCCTACATTCGAATTATCCTGCGCTACGGCGTGGGAGCACTTGCAGCAAGTTCTGTTGCCTTCGGCGACAAACTGGCCACCGATCCTGATCTAGTCATTGCAGGATCAGCTTTGATGGCCCTGATTGTTGAAGGCTGGTATCAGCGGGCTAAGAGAAAGGGAGGCAATACCTGATGTTTGGATTGTTTAATCCTATGGCCATGAAAATCGGCCTAGTTGTGATAGCTCTGGCTCTAATGGTCGGATCATATAAGGCGGGCTATAATCACGCGCAGTCTGCCTTGGTGGCAAAGCAACTTAAAGCTGATGCCGAGGAGTCGGCCAAAATTCGAGAAAGGATTGAAAATGCGCTGGAAAAAATTGGCGTTGATCCCAGTGATGATGATGTTGAGCGGTTGCTTAGGGAACTTGCCGGGGAGTGAAACCGCTAAAGCTAGTGCGGTTTGCGGAGATACTAAGCAGGTGAGAACGGCCCATGCTGGAGCCCTGCTTAAACTCGGTGCAAGTCCTGAAGAAAAAACGGCCAAGGCTACTGGGGCTACAGCCTTGGCCGCAATTGCCGCTGGGTGTAACGAAGTTTAATGAAGGGCTCGGCGGGCCTTCGGGACATACGCCGAGCCTCCTTTCATAAGCCGCTTTTCTATCATCTTGCCCTGTTCCATCATTTCAATAACCTGTTTTATGTTATGGACCGGCACACGCTCTTGCAGGTATTGAATTAGGCGATGCTCCATGACCGGCTTTTGTTCTTTCGAGTACGTGGTGAATACATAATGCCATGTTTCCTCCATGACTTTGCCCGTACCACCCTGACTCATGGCCTTAAAGATTTCAGGCATGTGGGCCTCGGCTTCGAATAGAAAGTCGGACGCCCGCTGAAAATCTTGCTTCTCAATTACTAGATCGTCCGATCGGCTAATTGAGCATAGCTGGCATAATTTCAACAAGTGGACTGTTCGGCGAATTTTGTATGAAACGAGTTTAGGGTGATCCGGTGCAGGCTCCCCGCCGCTTAGGTGAAACTGGTCGATTAGTTCGGCCGATTCTTTCGTGAACTTTAGCTCTCCGTATAGCCCGGCGATGTGAGTTATCATATCTTTAGACTGTTCAAGTATGTCCTCATTCACATGTGACTCCTCGAATAGGGAACGAAGCTGACGGTCGCCCGAATAAATTAGCATGGTTCGGGATATAAAGCCTTGATCCCAAGCTCCAGTAGGCAAAGTTTCTTGCAGGTAGGACGGGGTACACGCGGCCAGCATATTAAGCTGCGTGTGCTTGATGTCTATCGGTTCTTTGTTTTGTGAGTGCCTGCGCTTTTCAGAATAATCCTTGCAGTCCCATAGGTCGGTAAGGGCGTTCATAAACTCTGTATCGTAGCCCGGCAACAGTACGCCAAGTTCGTTGACCACGAGGGAAAGAGAATTGAAACTTAGAACCCCTCCTTCAGCGGTAAGAAAACGACGTACAGCTTCGGCCAGTTCGTCCATCATTGAGGCTTTTGTAACGGAAGAACTGGCTACATGATGGGTGTCTAAATCCTTCAATAGGGATCGAACTCTCCATGTGACCTCAGTCTTGCCTACGCCCGGCGGGGCTACTAATACTACATACATATTCGGATACAGATTGGAGCCCATTGTGCGCACCCAGACTTTGCGTTCTAGCGCACCCGCAATGGCTGATAATGCCGCCCACTTACGAAATATGGGCGGTGAAGATAGGTGCGTAGTCAACTCCATAAAGGTTTCTACGAAGTCCGGGCGGGAGCCTTGAAAAAGTCCTTCAGTCGATTTTTGGGTGTTGGCCGCGGCCGCTCTTCTTTTCCTGTCCATTCCTGCAATCCATAAGGGTTTTGTTTTGTTGCCTTGCTCCAATTCCAGCCCGTTTGGGCCTCAAGTGGAACAGTGAACTTGCGCCCGCCTTTGAGCGTAAGTGTTACTTTCATTGTTTCTAGAACGGCAGGGATTAGTTCTTTTGCTTCGCTGTACGGTATTTGGAATAGGATGCTGTCGTGAACTTGGTTTAGAAGTTGAACCTGGGGATATTTGCGCCAGACTTGTAGTAGCCCGCGGTCAATCTGTTCTCCAGTCATAGATTGAGGGGCATAAGCGATAGCCTTTCGGTGCGTAGAAGCGTCATTGCCTCGCCCGAAGAACATACGTCTGCGCCCGAAAAGGGTTGTGATAGTGCCTGTATTTTTAATGTCTGATATGACACTTTTGTGCCATTCAGGGATACATGAAAATTGTTTGAAGTATCGCTGCTGGAATTCTTCGATGATTTTGGTAGGCACATGGGCGTGTTTGGCCATTGTTCTAGGAGTTCCGTAATAATTTGTGCCGTGCCCAAGTTTTTTGGCCAGTTGACGGTAACTGTCTTGCCCATGCGCGATAATACTATCGCAGAAGCTTTTCCATTCATCTTCGTCCTCCGGCCAATAAAGTTCGGGCCACGTCATCTTGCAAACAGTTGTGTGAAGGTCGCCCGACTCACAGGCATCAAGATAGGAACTTGCAAACTCAGGCCCGCGATCGTAAAAAAGGTCATGGCAAATTGCGCCCACGTTGCGGCCATCAGCCTGTTCAAGGTCTACGTTTACAAGGTACATGCCTGGATCGGCCACGAAGGGATAACGGAGCTTGCGATTTACGTTTTGCAAGTTTGTACCTGTGCCGAAATCAGACATACGCGAGGATAGGCGGCCGGTATTTGTTCCAGTAGTGTTGTAGGATGTACGAATACGCTGATCGGGGTCTATCTCGGTTTTGAGAAATGAAAGCTGTTTACTGATGTCGCGAAGGGCTAGGATCATGTTGGCCAGCGGCTTTGCGTAGAGGTAACGCCCGGCCATGAACTCGAGTGCCTCGCGATTTGTAGTCGGGGCAAAAACGCCGTTTTGATTTCGTTTCTTGACGGGCTTGAGGCCGAGGAGATTGTAAAAGAGGGTTTGAAGTTGTTTCGGAGAGTTCCAGTTAAGGCGACTACCGAATACCTCAGTCATAATCCGTTGAAATTTCGAGTCTAGCCCGGCCAAGTCTTTTTCTAAAGATCGGATACTTTCTTGTCGGGCAAACTCGTCGATCAGGGTGCCCCGCATACTCATTTCAAGGATGGGAGCAAGTTTGGCCATCGCTACCTTATAGGTTTCTTGAACATTCTCGGGCTCGGTTTTTATTTGTTCAGAAAGCTCGTTGTAGATTTCGGCCGTGACGCAGCAATCGAGCCCGTTGTAGATGTGCGCGGCCTCGTCTGCTGATAAGGTCCGCATCAGGCGTTCGTCTAGATTAGCGGTATCAAAGATTTTCATACGAATTTTACCTCAAGGCCGATTTCGTGGGCAAAATTGATCTCATGGCTTACGCCGTTTGACTCGTGCCAGCCCTCAAGCATGAGAACGTGAAGGGCTTCTGAACCGGCCATCATGCGTTCATTAAACTCTTTCCACCAAACATGGTCAGTCTGCGCTAGGCCGAGAAGGGCGAACTGGTGGCCGTAGACGATGGGCGAAAAAATGACTTTGCCCGCTCGCATCTGTTCGGCACAATGGAAGAGTACACGCTCATAACGCAAGTTGCGGACTACAGCGTCGGGATGAGAATAGGGTGATGCAAGATATATCATGGAAGCCTCTGCAGGATTTCTTCTTTGGTGCCGTTGAGGTGAATTGTTTCACCACTGCTAAGAAAGACTGTGGTAGCCGGGCCGGTATCTTCTACCCACTGACCGTCTACCATGTGGACAAAGGTTAGGGGTTTTGGCGAGTCTCTCATATAGACTATGTGATCAGAATTTAGCTCAATCTCATGAGCGTGTTGATTGTGAATTTGGACTACACGAAGAAACATCAATCGTCTCCCTGTTTGAGTGTTGAGTGGTCAGTTCGCATAAATTTCCATGACGGTTCGTTGGTATAGATGGAGCCCAAGAAACCTAGGGATTTTTCTAATTCGGGCTGCATAGAATGGTGCATGACCATAGTATCGCCCACGAATTTTGGGCAAGGAATTCCTACAGTCCGCCACAAATATTGAATATCGTAGGAAAAGTTTTGTCCGACAAGTGCGTGATTAGTGCAAATATGGCGAACCCAATCCCAGGCTGCCCGCTCTTGCCCAAGCGTAGGCCAATAATTTCCATCAACGGCTTTACGGCTCCAGAACGGAATGACTATGCAGCGGGCTCCATCGGCGGTAGCAAAACCTATTTCAGTAATCGTGCGTTCTTTTGTCTCGATGTCCGCCGATATGAAGGGCTGGTTTTTCAAGTACTGATGATAGAAAGCCTCGATGTCCTCGAGTGAGGGCTCCATGTAGATCAAGTGTGACGGGCGATGAAGTTCAGGAAATTCGGACTCACGGCGGACCTTAGAAAAGTCGGCCACGGATACGACACGCAGTTCCCATTGACGCAAGATGGCCGCAGGATGCCATGTCGGAATGACTTTGAATTTGCCGCCGCAAATGTCTGGATGTGTTAGCATTGGAGCTCCGCGATATTTTTTAATGCCAGACTTCTTGCACAGAGCCCACAAGGACACATTGCCCGTTGCGACTATAATGTTTGGACGAACCCGCATAATCTCTTCTTGAAGACGATCAAGTTCTGGCTGGTATTTTGCGAGGATATATTTGCCCGGCTTAAGCGGGCGGTAGTTAGCTACGCCTTCAGATTTTGAACCGCACAGAGCCTCGATTTTGTTACCCGGCGGGCGAAAATTAAAGACGTTAGTTAGATAACATTCATTGATGTCCACGCCGGTCTGACGCAGAATACCGCGGAGTACAGAGCCCGCCGGGCCGCAAAAAGGTTTTCCTTCTCGCTCTTCTTGCTCACCCCAAGCCTCACCTACGATCATGACGGGTTTATGCGCGGTACTCAAAACGGCCCCCTTTCTTAAGTAGGAAATATTTCTCGGCTTCATCTAAGGATAGGCCGACTGGAATTTCCATCAAACTGCCTTCGATTATTCTACGATCAGCACCTTCAGCGTGTTTTGGCTCTGGCCTTTTCGTGTATTTAACTGGCACTGCCCGGCCATTGAAATGCCGCTCGTAGCAAAACCATTCTGTTTTGTTCATGATGTCCTCCCGTATGGTCCCTTCACTTAATCATACAACCATACCAGCTTAATGTCAATCCCGTTCGACAGTTGCGGCAGTTATAAAAACTGGTGGGTGTATACGGCCAAGGATTTGTAGGACAACTACACCGCCTTCTTTAAGCATTTCAAGTTCTGTCGGCGTAGGTTCCCAGATAGACTCCATGACGTTTTGCCCGTCCTCAGTCTGCCTGTCTGAAATGGATAAGGAGAGGTATTCGTCCTGTTCATCGGCCAGTCTGCGGGTTTGTGTCGGATGAATGTTGGTCAGCATTAGTCAAGCTCCAGGTTTTCGCGGGCGAGTGTTACGTATTCAGGATTGATTTCTAGACCTAGTGCCCAATCGGCCCCCAGACTTTCGGCCACCTTTACGGCATTGCCAGAGCCGCAGGTTGGGTCAAGGAATGTAGTCGTTTCGTCTACGAGCATGGATAGAAAATGCTCAAGCATCGTAGTCGATTTTTCACTCATGTGATACTTTTTTGTGACCACGGAGCCAACGCAATTGCCTCTGGCCTTAACGATCTTGCGATCACCCCTAGTGCATAGAAGGGCCGTTTCGTAGATACGCCGTGGCCCGCGACTCTTGTCCGGTAGGATGCCCGTGTTATCAGTCTTATGCCAGATAAGTGGAAACTTATTTACATACCAGCCTCCGTCGGTAAGAAGTTGAACTGTGTCTGTATAAAAATCCATACTGAACCAAAAAATCATGTGCGCTGAGGGAGATACAAAGTTGTCCAGATTTTTATTAAGAGTATTGATGAGATCGAAATAGATTTCCGGCTTGTCCTCGTAGCCTCCATAACCTTTTGCCCCGGACTGCCCTTTTGTATCGCCCGCATTTACTCCATAGGGAAAATCGCAATGAATGAGGTTGAATGGAACCTCTTGAACATTTTTACTCCACTTCTGAAAGTTTTCATTCAGGATGTCCGCAAAACGAGATTGAGTTGGCGGGGCTATGTCCGCAAGATCAGACTCAGTTATACTTGGGGACTCACTCGACGACGACTGACTCTGCTGGCGAAGATCACGAAGGACTGACGCCTTTTTGCGCTCTTGCAACCTGGACGCGAAATTAGCAGCAGTTGTCAACTTGGGGGCTTCGATCACGTCTTTTACGCCCTCGTCAATGTATTTTTTGACGAGGAGTTGTTTGGATACATAGGCCGGGCTCATGCCAAGGTTCTCCGCGGTCTTTTCCTGTGTCCAATCAGTTTCTGTTTGCTGGCGCAAAGAGTGGAAGCGGGCTACTGCGTCCACTTCGTCTTGCCAAGTTAGATCAAGCCGCTTGATGTTTTCTTCCAGCTCGATAAGGTGCATTTCTTCTTCAGTCAGATCGTCCGTGAAATGGACTGCGATCTGGTCGAAACCTAGAAGTTTGTGAGCCTCGTAGCGACGTTCGCCCGCAATAAGTTGCAAGTCTTTAGTAATGGTCACAGGATTGATAAGACCGCGTTCTCGGATACTCTCGGCCAGTTCCTCAATGCCTTCGAGTTCTTTGCGTTGACGATTTTCACGATCTACCCAGATTGAGTCGATAGGGATAACTGCAAAATTTCCGGTGGTCATAGTGTAAGGTCTCCTGCAGGCACGCTTACGCTAGAAGTATTTTTTATTTCTAGATTTAACTCCCGCTCATCCATGACCATCATTGCAGTCCGGGCGTAGCCCGCGATGTCGAGCCAGCTGTCATAATGTGTAGGCGTTTCACATAGCCTGGCCATTTTGTCCGCGATCATTTCGAGGGCGTGCCTAAGTTCGGGATCACGGCAAGTACTAAGCTGAGCCTTCATGGCCGCCGTGCGCTGGAAGTGATAAAGAGGGTGGCCATAGGCCTCTTGCCGCTCCTTATTCACCAGCCCTTTGATGTCTGCATCGAATTTCTTAGTGTGATCTTTCATGCCAACCTCCTGTATGGAAGGGAGGGCCATTACAGCCCTCTCTAAGTTTAGTCCCATCGTTCTTAGACCGGCGCGGTTTTACCGACTTCAGCGTAGACCACTTCCGGGTCTTCAGGATCGGGGCGATGCTTGAGTTCCGCCATGACCTGTTGGCCGACACACGCGGCAAGAGCCTCGTTCATTGCCATGTCCGAATCAACTCCGCAATGGTCAAGGAAGCGGCGCAGGTTGAACAAGGAACGCTCGTAAGAGGCCTTTTCGTCTTCCGAGGTCGGAAAGAGAAAAGTCTTGCGCTGAGTGTAGCCCTGAATATTGCCGTAGTCCGACAGTTCATCAGTGTCCACATCGTCGCCCGCGGATACACAGGAAAGTTGGATGTTGACACGCTCGAATTCTGCGCCGGTGCGGCTTGACGTAAACTCATCCATTTCAGGATGCTTCGAAACCTGCCAGATGTAATGCCCGACAGGCGGGTTCGGCGGGCGCTGAATGTCCTCGAGTTTACGATCAAGTGCGTCAGAAAACTTCATTGGTTCTTTCTCCGTTTAGGTTTTGGTTAAGTGAGAGGGAAACGTAGCCCGGCCCTCCCCCTCATGGGCCCATCAGTGCGACTGTAGATCGCGGCGGACTACGTATTCTTTAAGGTCTTAAAGACCTTGGCCATTCCGTCTGAAATGTCGTAACTCTTTTCCATACGCATGGGCGCAGGGTTTTTAAGGTCGATCAGGCCGGTAGGCACAGTGTGAATTTGGCGCTTTACGCTGTTGCCCGCACCGCGAGTCTCAGACAGAAGCATTGTATTGAAGAAGCGCGGAATTTTCGGGCCGAGTGCTTTGCCGATGGATGAGGCGTAGCCCTTGATCATGCCCTCTTTAGTCTCGATCATATCAACGTGGGAAATGACTATCACGTTGGTATTGAAACCGTCTGAGGTAAGGTTAGCGATTAAATCCTCAAGAAGGTCTTGGGCCGCTTTATACCACTGACGGGGGTCTTTGGCCGCAGGGTTGGCCGCTTTGGCCCACAAGAAAGCTGCCCGGCCCATGTTAGTCAAGGAGTCGATTACAAGGATTTTATCGTGGCCCCAAGTCGATGGATCACTTTCATCCTCGGGCCAGGACTCGAGGGCCCGCAAGGCATTAACGTAGGCTTTCGGAGCCCCGTCAACTTTTGGCCCGCCTGAGGTCATTTTGATCTTATCCCTGAAGGTTTCGTATTCGATCTTTTCGAGCAGAGCGGGGTCCACATCTTTGACGTGGTTAATAAGGGCGTCGAGCCCGCTGTCCATGTCGATAATACGAAGATCATAGCCCGCCTCGACAAGGGAGGTCAGGGCTCCAGTTTTGCCTGCACCGGAGGTGCCGATGAAAAGGAGTTTGACAAACTCGGCCGATTTATGCTCAGTTGCTTTTGGCATCGTTACGCTCCTTCATATCTTCCATCCGTTTATCCATCCTAGCGCTCCT